AATGGAGATATAATGGAAGTTCAAGATGATTTTGAACTACTATGTTGGGATTTTGTTTCAACACCATCTAACCCTGGCTCATACATGCACACTATAAAAGAAGGAAAAGAAAATAATATAAACCCATACGCGAAAGCAAACACTATAGTAACAGAAATACTATGTGCAAACGGCAATTGCCCAATATTTTAAAAAATGAATAATTTTGATTTAAAAAAATACTTAGCGGAAAACAAGCTATTAAAAGAAAATATTGATTTATATGATGCTCTTGATAAATTTGAAAATTTAGAAGCAGAATATAGTTCTAATCCTAGCATTGAAGGAATTCAAGAAATAGGAAACTTTATTGATTTTTTAAGAGAAAGACACCCTAATGGAGTTGGTTATGAAGTGGATTTAGATGTTGAATTTTACGCATTTGATGAATCCGATTATGAGCCAAGTTATAAAACTCACGTTGATATACGAAATTTTATTGATTTTTTAAGTGAATATGGAAAAGTAACATTTCTTGAAGAAAAAAAAGAAGAATTAGAGGAAATTGACATGACTATCAGTAGTGAAGCAGTTGAATCTTCAGTAAAACAAGGTTTAAATCAAATGTTTGAAAGATTAGCTGATATTGTTGATAATAAAGAGGATATTCAATCTGAAACACTAGGTGTAACTAATTATATTAAAAGGTTAATGAGAGAATATGCTAAATATGCTAATATGGATCGCCGAGACTCAATAGAAGGTGGAAATAAATTTTCAAAACAAGGTAAAGAAGAAGCAAGACAAGAAATTGAGAGAATATTATCAATGAAATAATAAAAATAAATGAAAGATTTTAATTTAAAAAAATATTTAGCTGAAAATAAGCTAACAGAAGACTCACCACAGGATAACCCAAAAATCGTTCATGTATCAGATAAAATTTCAGATTTGAGATTTAAAGATAAAATTACTAGCTTTATGCAATTAGAACCTCATTTACAAGACCCACTTTTTAGAAAAGCACTCCTTAAATTTTTAGATTTTGATGCTAGTGATAAAGAATTTCCTGGTATTAGAGTTGATGATTTACTATCAGCGTTAGAAGATAATGTAATAGATGGTAACATACAATTATAAACTATGGACAATTTCAATTTAAGAAAATATTTAGCTGAAAATAGACTTACAAGAACTATAGATAAATTAGAACTTGACACATCAGCGGAACCAACAAGACAAGTAGTAACATTAAGAGGAGATTCTGGTAATTTTACTGCTAAAGTAGTAGACGGTAGAGTAGCATTTGAAACTACCTATCCTCTTCTAGATTTAGATTTAGTAGGTTTTCCTGAAAGTAATGAAGAAAGTGTTAGACAATTTTATGACAGAATTGAACAAGAATCTGGAATGGAAGTTCCTGAAAAAAGTACACTTATACAATTAGCTAATGAATTAAAAGCTATAGGAGCTGATTATGAATTTGAAACAGATCCTTCATCTAATGGAATTGCTTTATATGCAAACATAGAAGATGTTAAAAAAGTAGCACCAGAAGTTGAATAAACTGCGATTTTAAAGAATCTTCATATATTTATATTTGAATATGCTATCCCTTCGGACATATAGCATCCAATAAAATAAAATCTATTACGTTTCCAAATAAACGTACTTTCCCAACAATAAAATAAATTTAGGAATAATGGCAAAAAGAGACATTCTCAAAGAAGCTATTGCTGACGCCAAAGCCGTTAAAGAAACAGCTATCGCAAATGCAAAAGCAGCTCTAGAAGAAGCCTTCACTCCTCAACTAAAATCTATGCTAGCTGCAAAGTTAGAAGAAATGGAATTAGATGAAGAAGAAAACATTGAAGAAGCACCATTAAAAAAACAAAAGACCAACAAAAAAGGTCAAATCGATGATCGCACCTATGGTGATGATGATGTCAAAGATGGAGCTGAAGAAAAGAAAACTTTGGATGATGAGGAAAAAATTAAAGATAATAATGAATCTTTAGAAGAAGAAATCGATCTAGACGAAATTTTAAAAGAAATCGAAGGTGAATTAACAAAGGAAGAAACAGTTACTGAA